TGAATTAAAAGAAGCAGCACCTGCCGCAGACATATCAAGTATAAGGGCATTTACTCCAGAGCCACCATCATTACCTGAGAATTTTATATCTTTATCTTGCGTAGCACATTGTATGTTAAAATCTGTGCTATCATTTATAAGTCTACCAAATTCAGTACCACCATCTTTAAGAATTACATCTCCACCATCAGCATCAAGAGTAATATCTCCTGCTACGTCTATAGTAAATCCTGCACCTCCCGTTCTACTTATTTTATCTGCATCTATTGTGACATTACCAATAGTAACTGTACTATTAAAGGTAGCTGCTCCTGCCTCGGACATATCAAGTGTGAGGGCGGTTATTTCAGAGCCACCATCTTGTCCTTTAAAAACAATATCTTTATCGTTAACTGATGATATTAATACAAGGTCATTGCTTATATTTCTAAACTCGCCAAACTCTGTTCCACCAGAAAAAAACTTTATATCTCCACCAGCGGCATCTAGAATAATGTCACCTCCTACATCTACAGTTAAATCACCACCATCAGATATTGTAGAACCATTTATTGTAATATCATCAACTGTCAAGGTTGTTAGTGTACCAAGACTAGTTACATTAGGTTGTGCTACTGTTGATAAGGCTCCTGCTAATTCACCACTAGAACCATAAACAACAGCTTTACTGTTTACAACTGTGTTTGCTACAGAGCCATCAAGTAAATTAAGTTCGGCAGGAGTAGATGTAATTGCTGTGTTACTGTCGGCAGCAAGAATAGGAAGTGTACCAGAAACATTTGGTAATGTTATAGTTCTGTCGGCAGTTGGATCTGTAATTGTAAGTGTAGTTTCATGGGCATCTGCCGTTGCACCTTCAAAAACAACAGCATTAGCCGCCTGCATAGTTACTGTATCTGCTGTTGTTGTAACACCTGCCACTGTTAATTTAGGTACAAGTAACTCACCAGTACTTGGATTGTATCTTAAAGCACCCGTGTCATCTAACAAAGCATTTGATTCATCGTGGAATACTACGGGAAAATTTGTATTGGCAGTGCTATCCGTAACTGTTGTTGTCGCTGCTAATGTTGCGTTTGCTACCGTGACACCTGCAATTACTGTGTTAAGTGCAGTACCATTAACTGTGATTGCATCAGCTTCAAGAGTTCCGTCTATATCGGCATTACCACTTATGTCTAAGGTTGCCGCATCAAGTTCTCCAGATATAGTAATATTTCTACCACCAGAAATATCTTTGTTGGCATCTGTTATTATAGCTTTACTAGCTATAACTGTACCATTAGTAATCCCATCAATTAAGTTTATATCGGCTGCACTAGCTGTAATAACTGTACTTGCTATTGATAATCCATCTGTTTCTAGAACACCATCAACATCCACATTACCCGATATATCTAAAGAAGCTGCTGCAACTTGACCACTAAATGTACCTGTGTCTGTATCTACAGATACGGCAGATATTGTTGCGGGTTGTTTTCCTATATATGGCATATTATGTTATCTCCATATAGCTCATTATAACTGATATTTTATCCGCTACAGAACATTGAACTTTTATAATATCTCCAGCATTTAAAATAATTTTATTACCTGCCATTATCTCAACAGAAGATCCAACAGGTATCGGTATAGCTTGAACAATTTTAGCGGTTGTATTTTGTGTCTGACTTGTTTGTGTTGTTGTTGACGTAAGGCTAACTGTTGCCGTTACTTGTGCAGTATGAACATTTGCCATAGTAAAGCCAATAATAACAACCGTGCTACCACTTTGAGTTGTGTATAATGTTTCATCAGTATTCGCTGATGCAGACATTACATCTCTTGTGATAACCTTAAATGTATTTGCCATTCTTTATCTCCTAACCAAGAGCTATCGCCAAAGCTGTAGCCTCATCAGCTATAACTGAATTTAAAGTTGCTCCATTTACTGTAACAACATCTGCCTCTAATGTTCCGTCTACATCTACATTACCAGTAACATTTAAATTACCACCTAATGACACATTACCACTTGCATCTAGAAAAACTGTTTTCGCAGCAGGTAAAGTACAAAACACTGTTCTTGTACCAGATGACCAGTTAACGGCATTGTTTGAATTAGAACTAGATAATATTGTTGTTCTAGCAAGTGTAGTTCCAGATGATGTAAATGTACCTAACCCAACCTCAAAATCAGTATTATCAGTACAACAATAATATGTAGTATCAGAATTACTTAGATTAGCAGTAAAAGTCTCAAATCCAGTAACAGCACCCCCTAATGTAAGTGTGCCCGTGCCAGTTGTAGTAGAGGTTTCTTTTATTCTATCTGATATTACTAATGCCATTACTTCAACTCTACTGTTATATTCCCTGCATTTATTCTAAATATATCACCTGATTGTATTGTTTTATTTACATCCAAAGCACCTACAAACAATATATTACCACTACTAGATGCGTCTGCAATTATAACATGTGTTATTGTATTATCGGTGCCACCAGATGCTGGAAAATCAATGTTCGCTGCATTGGTTGCTGTTTGTGTATCTGTTGAATCTGCACCTATCGTTGTCCAATTCGCTGCTGTAACTTGTTGTCTCGCATAGTTTGTAAAGTTTGCTTCTGTTACTGATCCAGTTTCAGCCGCACTCACTGCCGTTGCAAGTCCTACATAAATACTATCCCCAGGAGAGGACAAACTAAGAGAATTATTCTTAAACAAGAAGTGTAATAATCTTCTCTCTAGATAATTGGTTGCTGCATTTGCTGTTGCCATTTTTTACTCCTAAGTTCTTGGTCGAGATGGTAAACCAACCCTGTTTGCGTCTGTGTTTTCTCTTGCTTCGCCTAAATCTTTTAATCTCTCCATGTAAAAAGCAAAGTTCTTTTCATACTGAGCCAAGACATCCGCTTCTCCCTTCATATAAAAATAGGCCTCTACCAAAGACCCATATAGTAAAGCAAAAGGAGCATTTGTACTAATCCACGTTGTACCACTGTCAGCACCTGCGGTCAAACTATCGGGTCTAAAGTAATAGTGCAGTTCTATTGTATAATTACTGTCAGGTGTCGGGGCGATCATAAAGTTAGTTTGGTCAAATCGTGCATAGTACTTAGGTAAACCTGTAGTGCTAGAAGCTGGAGTGTATTCTCTTAAATAACTTACATCTTTTTGTAATAAATAACTCTCGGACCCTGATGTTGTTATCTGTAAAGAAAAAGAAGCTAAGTAATCTGCGGGCACCGTTAAAAAAGGATCAGAAGATGTCAAAGCACTCGTTACGTTTTTTCTGAATATATCTAAATCAATGCTTTTAAAAATCTTTTCTTCAGATGCTTTGATAAAATTAGGTAAATTAGTGACAAAAGACGTTTCAGCATTGTCTGCATAATCTTGTATGGCCGATTTTAATGTTGCTAAAGTAAAACTCATATCATGCACTCACCGTTGTTGGTCCTGCTGTAGCTCGACTACCGCCTCCTACAATACCACCTATTGTAGCGGTTTCTCCGTTAGCTGTAAATGTATATGTGTCCGTGGTGACAACCGTTATGCTGTAACCCGCGGACTGCTCCAAAACTGCTTTGGTAAAACCATCAAAACCATACAGGCTTCTAAACCTTACCGTATCTCCACTAGATCTACCATGTCCAAACTCTCGTACTGTTATAACCCCTGATCCTGACGTGCTTGATGTAAACGGATTTAAGACTAGAAGAACCTCTACAGGGTTTTCTGTTCGACTAGGACGCGCATCTTTAATAGCTTCTGGATCTGCAACGGTTCTAAAAGGACCTAACTGAGGGTGTTTAGCCTCAAACTCATCAGGACCAACTAGAGAGCCATTCCATTCTTTTTTTAAATCACGATGCCTGTATCTCATACCTGATCTATCAGATATGCCGTAGGCGTTTTTACCTGTGGCAAATCTAGGCATCAGTTAGACCTTAAATACGCGTATTGTGGGCTTACAGTAAAGCTGGACCTGTCCCTATCTTCTCCCATAGCTCTCTCAAACTCTTCTTCATATATAGCTTTTAGCATCTGAGTTCTTTGTGGAGCTTTCTTTAGTGAAAGGTAATAAGCTAATCCTGCCGACAAACAAGGATAAAATCTAAACGGGACATCCATAGTATTAACTTGAGAATCAACGTCTTCTATCCGTGTCAAAGCATCATAGTGAATAACATCCGTACTATTCTCAGGTGTTGGCCATACTTTTAAGTTAGGTGTAATTTGTCTATCAAGAAAAAACTGTGTAGGTCGGCCTGTAGTGGCTTTGTTTGGGATAGCTAGATCGTCTGATCGACTAACCCTTGTCATAGAAAAATCCGTACCAGAACGCCTCACAACAAGATTAAGTATATCAATGACATCTGTTCCTAAGCTGTATTCACGGTCTCCAGACGTAATTGCTTGTGTTCTTTGTGTAATTGTCCATTGATTTAAGCCCCTGTTAGCCCACTCTGCAAACATTAAGTTTAAAGATCGTCTAGCACTAGTTAAATCGTAACCTTTTCTTACTTCTAAACCACATCTTTCATACGCTTCTTCTATGTATTCAGCTGCATCGATCTCGAAGTTAGTAGAATTAGATGTTGTCATGTTAAATCCTTATGTTAATCGGGTTACAGAACCCTTTGTCTTTTTTCGCCTATCTGACATAACCGCTCCACAACCTTTCGCAACAACACCACCGAATTTCATTTTTTTTACCTTGGCAGCTGGCGTATTTCCTACAACGGTCTTGCCTTTTGCACCCTCTTTCTTTTTCTTTCTAGCTGTAGAAGCCCTTTCAGATTGAGATAAACTGTTTGCCTTTGATCGGGGTAAACACCTGTCAGGGTTCTTCTTATCCTTAGATGTCCCACATTTTCCCTTGATTTTCCCATCAGTTCCTATGCGAACCCAGTCTTGTTTTACCCAATCTTTAAGTGCACCCATTACTTTTTACCTTTTGCGCCCTTTGCATAGTTAGGATCTTTACAATATTTTGAAGCAGCCATATTTGCATAAGCACTAGGGTATGTATCAAAAGTTCTTTTAGCCCACGCTTTACCAGCGGGACATATCTTACTGCCTTTTGATTTTTTAGAAGCAGCTCCACCATTCTTAAAATAAGTTACGTTTAATTTAGATGGTTTAGGTCCTGTTTTTACTTTACTTGTCATCATAATAATTTCTGCACTGCTGCAGCCCCTATAATTAAAACAGCTAATCCCCACATACGAACATCAAGTCCTTTCAGCTGAGTTTTTTGATCCCCAAGTATTTCTTCTATTCTCTTGTATCGAAGAGTACATTCAGCTTCGTGTTTGGCCAGCTCATGCATGACTTCTTCTACTGTGAGCTTTTCTTTTTTAGGTCTGCCTCTAGGCATTAGCACTTCCACCTTCTTCTAGCTTGTCGTAAACGACTGTTTGGATCTTTAGCAGCTTTTGGAAACTTTTTCATTTGACCAGCACTTCTGGCACAATATGACTTTCTCCTCTTAGCAGCTGCACTTCCTTTTTTAACTTTGCCTGTTACAGCGGTCTTCAATTTACTTCCAGGGTTATCTCTTCGGTATTTCGCAACACCTTTCTTAGTCATACCCGCACCATCTTTGGTCTTACGCTTATGACCACCACTGATAGTGTGACCTTTCATCGTACCCTTAGAAGACAATGCTACCTCTTACGCAAAGAAAACCGTTATATTATCTGCAACATCTACCGTATACTTCACAGAACCACCGTTATTAAAAAGAACGCCTTCAGACGGTATTGTTCTATCTACTGTTGTATTTGCTGTACCAATAGTTCTTGATTTAAATAAAACTGTACCGCTTTCAGGGGTGCCATTGAAAAACTCAACATCTCCTGCGGTACCACCTGATACTACAGACATACCTTTTATTCTAATTCTCATAGAACCTCTTACAGCCTGAGCGCATAATGTTCCTGACCCTACTTTTATGTTAGCCGCAAATTGCGCGGAACTAGTAACAGACGTAACAGTCAAAAATAACTTAGCCCCTGCGACAGAGGCCGCTGAACCTGTAGATGTAATCACTTCTGTTTGTGCATCTCCAAAAACATCCGTGCCAACAATAGTATTTGTCTTACCATTGTCTCCTGTACCTGTAGTTGTAACAATAACATTTCTTGCTGCACCTCCAGCAAACGTAGTATTTGCCATTGTAGCCGCTGTATTGGGTCTAGCTGCAGTAACTAATCTGTCATCATCTGAAGCATTTTCGTCACTTATCGTTAATGCTTGTACATCTGATAAACCTGCCATATTAATCTCCTTATAAAAGATGGGGG